ATCTACTCCGACGGCATCCGCTTCTTCCAGTCGTTACGTGAACCGGCACACCTCGCGAAATACACGCACTGTGTCACAGCCCTCGACAACGACCGTCTCCTCGAGGCGATGCCAGGCGGCGCACGCATCACCCGAATCGACACGTACGACCGCCCGATCGTCTGGTCCCAGTTCATCTACAAGGGCGACGAACGCGACAGCATCGTCAACTGGACCGAAGACCGTGAAGGCGCACCGTACGCGTGGGAAGACATTCCCCTCATTGCGTTAGCCCTCACCACGGGTGACGACACGCCTCAGTGGCTTGAGGACAAGCTCGCGGCCGACCACCGGTACATCTGCTCCGAACTCGCTGACGCCGCCTACAAACAGGCCGGCCTTCACCTGTTCAAGAACATTCCCCCGTCCGCCGTTTACCCGGCAATGATCGCCGCACTCTTCGACGACTACGGATGGCTACCCACCGAGCACTGAACACTTCGGCGGTCGCGTCAACACGGCAGTCAAAGCCGTGAAGGCATCCCACCACAGGGCCCGTACCTTTCCGCAGCCCCGGATGACCTGCGCGACCGCCGACACCCCAGGAGGCTGACTGTGACCGGACTGAATCTCGGCCCCGACTTCGAAACCGACGTCGCCACTCTCGCCGACATCACCAGCTTCGACCCCGGCAGCCTCAACATCGCCCTCCTCAACCCGAGTGGGGGACCCACCACAGTCCGCCTCACCGTCGCCATCAACGTCGACACCACCGAGTTGAAAGCGCTCATCCAGAAATACAGCGCATGACCGACACCGTGTACAGACTCCTCGGCCCACACCACAACAGACTCGTCACCGTCATCGAGAGCCCCCAACGCCACCTCGGGCAGATCTCTCCCAAGAGCGCAGACGAACTCAAGAAACAGGGATGGCGCCCATACGCCGGCACCGCGCAAACCAAAGCCGGATGGATCACCCCAGGATCTGACACGAACCTGCGCCCACGCCCACTCCGAGTCAGCTGATCCCCCCCGCAACGCGTCCAGGAGACGCCAAGAGGTGAACGAAATGACCCAGCGCGCAACATTCGACGCCGAACGCGCTCGAGAGATGTTCGACCGTGGGCTGAGTTGCAATGCGATCGCTCGTGAGCTTGGCTGCGCTGCTTCGACGGTGTCTCGGTGGGCGAAGGTCTCAGGCCTGAAGTTCGATCGTGCACAGGTTGCTGCGGCGAATCAGGCGCACAAGGTTGACCTCGCTGCTGGCAGGATCCGGTTGGCGGAGAAGATGCTGGCCGCAGCCGAGGCGATGCTCGACGACATCGACGAACCGTACCTGGTCTACAACTTCGGCGGCAAGGACAACACGTACGAGGAGCACGAGCTCGACACGGCACCGGTTGAGGTGCGACGGAACATCATCACGACGGCGGGGATCACGTTCGACAAGCTGACCCGTGTTGTCGAGACGTCGGGTGATGGTGCGGACGACGCGAAGAGCATGCTCGCCCAGCTGGGTCGGGCGCTCGGCATCGGCGCGAATTCCGGCAACGGAGAGGTCTAGATCACGCTTCGCAGACGCCATATTCGAGCAGGACATCGATCGGTGGAGAAAAAGACCGCAGTCGCGGTGCTTGGACTTGGCATTCTGTCATGGCACTCATGCTAGTTGCGGCTTACCGTTCCCTGTGGATAACTCGGCTGAGTGACCCGCTCGAATTGCCCCGATAACGCTTATTACGTCAGGTTGGGAGTCTCCTGGGCGTCCGCTCTGTGGATAACTGGCCGTGGGAGGCATCGTGCTCGACGCCCTCCCGTTATCCGGTAAGCAACTCACATCGTGCCGCGAATCGGCTGGACGCGTCAACATCTGGGAAGGCTCGATCCGGTCAGGCAAGACCATCACCGCGCTGCTCCGTTGGCTGATCTACTGCGCAACCGCACCACGCGGCGGCGAGCTCGTCATGATCGGCCGCACCCGCGACAGCGTGTGGCGCAACATGGTCGCCCCCATGCAAGACCCCGACCTGTTCGGCATCATCGCAGATCAGGTCATCGGGAACTACGGTGCCCCCACCGTCGCGATCCTCGGCCGCCGTGTGCACATCCTCGGCGCATCGGACGCGAAAGCGGAGAAAGTCATCCGAGGCATGACCGTCGCCGGCGCCTGCGTCGACGAGCTCACCACGATCCCTGAAGAGTTCTTCACCCAGCTCCTCGGCCGCATGTCCATCACTGGCGCGCAACTGTTCGGCACCACGAACCCGGACAACCCTGCGCACTGGCTGAAACGGAAGTTCCTCGACAGGCTCGACAAGCTGCCCGACTGGCGTTCGTGGAAGTTCACGATCGACGACAACCCGTCACTCTCACCGAACTATGTCGAGTCGATCAAGCGCGAGTACACGGGACTCTGGTACCGCCGCTTCATCCTCGGCGAGTGGGTGGCCGCTGAGGGCGCGATCTTCGACATGTGGGACCCCGACAAGCACATTGTGCCGTGGGAGTCGCTGCCCGAGATGCGGCGTCTGCTCGCAGTTGGTGTCGACTTCGGTACCACCAACGCCACCAGCGCGCTCCTGCTCGGCATCAGCGACACCCGCAACGACTACGGACACCGCACCGGCTCGAAGCTGTGGCTCGCGGATGAATGGCGTTACGACCCCGCCACCGCACAACTGCGGAAGACGAACGAGCAACTCTCCGGTGAACTCCGGGCATGGTTGCACGCTGACCACCTGCCCTACAAGACGCATCTGCAACCGGAGTGGGTGTTCCTCGACCCTGCCGCCGCATCGTTCCAGGTGCAGTTGCAGGCTGATGGGCTCTCGAACGTACGCCACGCCGACAACTCGGTGTCGTACGGCATCGGCACCGTCGCATCCCTGCTGTCGTCCGGTCACCTGCACACGACCACCAGGACGCCCGGGTTCAACCAGGAAGCCCCCGGGTACAGCTGGGACCCGAAAGCCACGCTCGCGGGCGAGGACAAGCCAGTGAAGGTCGCCGACCACTCCCTCGACGCCGGCCGGTACGCGATCACATCCACCGAATCCGTCTGGCGCCCCATGCTCGCCGCGTAACCCAAGGAGCCGACATGCCTCTGCCCGACTCCGGTGAGAAGTGGCCTCCAGCGAAGTTCGGGCACGCTTACGACGCGATCGCTCGGTACGACGCCTGGTACACGAACGACACGGACGCGCTCGGCTACCTGTACGCGGTGAACACGCTGCAGCAGCGCACATCGGTGTGGGGTCAGGTGCGCCGGTTCTTCTGGGGCACCCCGACGCCGCAGACGACGACGCAGCGTCCGACGAAGATGCACGTCCCTGTCGCGTCGAACATCGCCACGATGGCCGCGAACGTGGTGTTCTCGCAGATGCCAGACGTGCACTTCGGTGACATGGACGGCGACGACGACGATGCTGGTCTCACGCAGGAGCAGGGCAAGACAGCGACCGCGCGCCTGATCGAGATCCTCGACGACCGCGCCCACGCAGAGCTCCTCGAAGCCGGTGAGTTGCGGTTCGCGCACGGCGGCTCGTTCGTGAAGGTCGCCTGGGATGAGGAAGTATCCGAGGACGGCCCGTACCTTGTCGCAGTCGCAACTGACGCTGCCGTGCCGGAGTTCCGTGGGCGCCGGCTGTCGTCGGTGATCTTCTGGTCCGAGCTCGCACCCATCGAAGGGCGGGACAGTTCGTACAAGCTGCTGGAGATGCACGAGAAGGGCCGCATCGAGTTCGGCCTGTTCGAGGGTTCCAGCGACAAAGACTTGGGGCGGCGCGTGCCGCTGACCGAGCACGATGATGCGGCGTACCTCGCTGACCTCGTCGACGCGGAGAGCTCCATCCCGACGGGGTCGAAGAAGCTCACCGCCGTGTACATGCCATGGGCTCGCCCGAACGGTCGCCTCCGCAAGGACCCCGCCGCGCGTGACCTCGGCAAGTCCGCGCTCGACGGTGTTGAGGACCTCCTCGACCAGTTGGATGAGGCGTACACGTCGTGGATGCGCGACATCCGTCTCGGTAAGGCGCGCATCATCGTCCCCAAAAACCTGATCGAGGTTGGTCCTGCTGGCCAGGGCGGAATCTTCGACGCCGACCGGGAGATCTTCACCGAGACCGGTGAGATGGTCGGGTCGCTGAACCCCGCCACCAACGGGAAGGGCGGTGTCGAGTCATTCATCAAGGAGTTCCAGCCGAACATCCGGTGGAAAGAGCACCTCGAGACGGTCACGCACCTCCTGTCCCGCATCTACCAGGACTGCGGGTTCTCTCCCCAGTCGTTCGGTGATGCCGGCGAGGTCGCGGTCACGGCGACGGAGGTCAACGAGCGCTCGAACCTGACCACGCTAACGCGGCAGTCGTCGATCATGTACGTGCGCCCCGAGTTGCGGGAACTGTACGCGGCACTGATGGACGTCGACCAGTTCGTGTTCAACGGTCCCGGCCGTGGGGATGCGCTCCCGGATGTGGAGTGGCCCGACACGGACACGATCGACCCGAAGGTTGTCGCAGAGACGATCCTCGCCCTGGTGAACGCCGAAGCGATCTCGCTGTACGAGCGCGTGTCCGTGCAGCACCAGGACTGGGACGACGAGCAGATCAACGCCGAAGTCGACCGGATCCGCGAGGACTACGCCATGCTCCCCGAGAACAAGCCCGGATTCCTCTGGGCTGCCACGGCGGCGAACGGCTCGACGACCGGCGGTGTCGACGCGAACTCGTACGGCGTCAAGGGCGTCAACGTCGAAGGCGTCGACACGGCTCAGGCGCCCCAGAACGCACCGGACCAGGCCAAGGGCACCGACAAGCTCACCCCAGGCCCGCAGCCTAAGGGTCCGTGATGTCGGACCCGCAGCAGCCACCGCAGTCGCGGCAGGCTGAGGCGGCACTGATCGCCCTGTACCTGTGGGCTGAGTCGACTCTGCTCGCCGGTATTGCGGGGATCGCCCGTAAGGCAC